ACGTCAACCATGTTTTGTTTGATTTCAAACATTTTGATAAATCCCATGCTAGAGCTATGATGATTCTAGCGTGTCAAATTTTGTTTCGTCTTGCATCAAAACTATTTCCTGCTCATCATACAATGTTTGGGCATCCATGGCAACTGTTGGCTTCAGCTGGTTTGTCCATATTGTGTCACCCTATTTTTAATGTAGAAGACACCATTTATGAATGTGAGGGTTCTTTGCCAACTGGTGCATTTTGTACGGCAGTTATTAATAGTATTATTCAAAAAATTATTATAGAAATGTTGTGGTGGGAGTTTATTCTAACTCAGGGCCCCGTGTTGGGATGCCATGGAGAAATTGACACCATTATTCCCGATCCCGAAAAATTTGGATATGGGGACACCTTTATGTTAAATAATGTTCACGATGCTTATGGGGATGATGGATTCATTTCCGGTGATTGGAAAGAGTTCAATCTTCCCTTTATTATTGATGTTGCAAAAAGAAAGTGGAATATGGTCCTCACGGATCCCACTAAGAGTGAAACCCCGCCAGAGAATTTCCCTGTTGAGTCGTGGAGTTATCTTAAGCGTAGTTTCCGTGTCTTGGATAGTGGTAGAGTTTTAGCACCATTAGAATTGGAGAGCATGCATAAAACTCTTAATTGGTGGAAGCCACCTGACGATATGTCAGAAAAAGATGGGATGATGGAAAGATGTAGATCGGTGGCATTTTATTTAGCGTCTCACCCTTCCGATGTTTATCACAATTTGAGTGCCACAATGCACAAGGCTATGTGCTCTGTGTATGGTGATTGTAGTTTTGGCACCTACTTTCCCACTCGCGAGATGGTTTTAGAATCTCAAGAGAAACATTACGCGATTAAATCGCGGCCACAAACCGATTTTGCCGAAAGGCGTAAGCAAGATCCTGTTGATTTTGCTCATGAATTTTGGCGTGTTGAAAACTAGCATTTGGTTGCTTGTGTTTTTGATTCTATTTGCTGATCAATCACACCGTTCTCAACACTTAAAGCAATAACCATACTGGCTCTTGATGGTCATGCCAGTATTAATTAGATCCATTACTGATAATAATAATACAAACGGGAGTTCGCAAGCGAACTCCGATTACATACAAGAACAGAATATTTCTGTTCAGGACATTCAGACTACGCAAGTTACTCACTTTGCGTCTGATGCTCCGACCCAGGTTGGTTTCCTTCATGAAGCTGAAAAGCCAACCTTTCTGGCCACTGCGCCAGAAAATTCATCACTGGGTGATTTCCTTTCTCGTCCGGTTCTTACTAACACTTATTCTTGGACTACTGCCGCTCCTCTTAACCTTCATGTAGATCCTTGGGCTTCTTTTCTTAATAATGCCAGTGTAGTTAATAAAACTACTAACTTTTGTATGATTCGAGGAGATTTGCATGTGGAAGTCCAATGCAATGGAACGCCGTTTCATTTTGGCTCCATTTTGGTGTCTTATGAGCCTATGAATGGACTTAGACACTCAATTGATGGGGATTATAGGCAACATTCAAACCTCCAACATGGTTTTTTGGATCCTTGCTTGTGTACTTCTGTGTCTTTAACATGTCCATTCATTAGGCCAGATAATTGGATTCACATGATGAAGAACACAGGAGCACAAGTTGGTGTCCTTAACTTAGATACTATTGTAAATTTGGGATCAGCATCTTCTGTGGTAGATGTGGTTACCGTAAATGTGTATTGCTGGATGACCAATGTGGAATTAGCCTATCCCACTAGTGTTTCGCGAGTTGCATTTACTCCTCAATCCAAAAGAGTGGTCAAAAAGAAGCGCAACGCTGGATCCTCCATGGGTAAAGATGAGTACGAAGTGAAGCCAAATTCTGGATTAATTTCTCGGCCAGCTGCTGCGATTGCAGCCATGGCAACTACACTCACCGAAATACCAATTATTGGACCATTTGCAACGGCAGCTTCGATTGGAGC